TGCTCACGTTAAAAAGTTGCATGCTTGAAAACCCCCGTGCATTTACTTGTTACGAGGGAAAAATTCCACATGAAACTGTTTAATTGCTCGGGAGCAGACCCCGTAAAGGGCCACCTAGGCTGCGCTAGGATTTCTAACTACTAAAATATAAATGGTTGTGTATCTAGTATACAAGCTATATAAATTATGACGAGGGGTATAGTACAGGCGTTCCCATCCAATTGAAGAAAGATAAATCTTCTCCTGGTTGGAAGTAACGCTCTATTAGTACAGGACTCGAACTCGAATAGTTTTCCACGGCTAGAACATGATAGTCTGTCGTGGTGTTGGATGTTGAGGGGTCAGACGGTCGCGCACTCCTGAATCTAAATCGATAGTAGTACGGGAATTCAGCAGATATTTCGTTTGCTAGTCTGGGGTTGGTGACGGTCGCTCCGCTCCACAAAGTCGTGCTAGTGGAGAACAGAGAATCTCGATCAGTTGGTAAAGTGAGGTCATAGAGGACATTCTCATAGTAGAGACCTGCAGTGCCGGATTCAGGACGGAACAACACAACGTAAGATGGTGCGTCCGTCCCTTGATAGTTCAATACGTATTTTGTACGTGTAGTGCCATGCCATCCATTGTAACATGCCATCATTAGATTGAACGGAGTTTGTGTACCTTTGGGGTAAGATGGTATATTAGTGTATCCAAAGTACGTGCGTGAATATTTCCCATCGTTGTTTCGATCGATGTAACTTGTCGACACATGAAACGGTCTGCCAATCATCTGTCTAACATGCGTCACACGCTCACCCATATACACATATGCAATTTTATCAGAAATAGTCGTATCATGAAGAGTAGCCAAATTGCCTGGCATCTCTGGTTGTGCAACGTTGTCCACGTGCTCATCCGCCTGAGTGGACATCGTGGTATTTCGACAAAATAACACATTATAAATTCTACCGACGTCTACATATTGAGTTCCAATATTCACCCTTCCGGATCCGTAGCCTGTTCCTGGGGGTGTGTAATATGCTGTGGCAATAGTCCCTGGATCATCGAAGTTTACTAAGGTTGGATTATACGTTCCATTCACGATTCGGATATCACCGTCATACGTGATGAACACTGGTTGTCCGTTGTTTGCAGTCTCGTATAGATGTTTGGACGATCCTGCAACATAGAAGATACCTGGAGCACCAGTTGTAAGCATTGTCAGAGGATATGCGTAGGAAGGATTCAAATCATTCACAGAATCATAATCTAATCTCCCAGCTGTAGTATGTCCCCATGCGCTTATCCACTCGTGATTGGATTGCACGGGTATCGTTGCCGATATCACCTTGACAAATGCGTTATTATCCATACCCACGGTTATGGGAACATGTGCGTAGCCTGAACCACTAGGTAAAGGTACTGTTAAAGTTGCATGGCCATCACTACCATAGGTCGCCGCACCGCTTGATCCTGCCGACGTAGATAGGGTGATATTTGTACCCGTTCCCGTCACTTTTTGCACCGTCAGCGTAATCGGATGGGATGTCGTGCCCAAATATGCATACACTGTTGGGCTAACATCACGATTAAATCCTGGAACGGGAGGTCCGGTTGACGATTGAAGAATGTTTCCGATGGGAGACACAATCATATTAGTTGTTGGACCTGAAACAGATTGTAACCTCCCAGCAGGGGGGGGACTCACGTTGTTTATCAGCGTCAAGGAATCCAGATGAGTTTCTGTGGGCGCCGCCAATTGAAAGTCATCGCCAGCCCTCACAAAGACATTAATATGAGCGGGGGCGGTGACGGTGTCATCTGGTATCACCAAACGGTTCATTACAGATAACATTAGCACTCCATTGGATTCGATAAGATCGGTTGACGTGTAAGTGCTCCCTTCCACACTGGTCTTGAAGGGTGGCAACAGAGTATCGAAATCTCCAACCTTCAGCCATTCCTGCGCTTGGGCAAAGGAAACGGTGATCTCAAACTCTCGGTCTTCAGTAATATCGATCACACTCTGGACGTTGGTTTGCCACGTGGACGGTTCGGAGTTAATCGCGTGAGCTGGTTCATGTAAGATCCTCAACTTTCCGCGATGCCACGCAGAGATAACAATCTGAAAACGGAATACAAGAGAACCGGTCCAGTATTGAAACATCCTAGACAAATATGCGAGTGTGGACATGTGTACCTCAGGACCTGTAGAGGAATACATCCACTGCATAGGATGGACGCGATGAAATGCCAACACTGTACCTTCGAGATCGTTAATATCCCAGTCATACGTGCCTATAAATGTCTCCTTTTTAAGGATATAGTCGAACGACATCTCATCCTCGCTCATCCCAGATATCGTCGGATCCACCGTGACCTCATTATGCTCATCCAATGCCAGTGTAGGTGTGTTTGTTGGCACATTGAAGTTAGTTAAGTTCCCAATAGGTCTGTTTTCAAACTGATGGATCATCTCCTTTGATCTGGGATGTGATAACCCCATAGCTCTCAGGGCAGCAGCTGAAACACGTGCGGCCTTTTCAGTTGCAATTGCGTAACCACCCAGATAGGGAGTGAGTGATGACGCTAGATCTGCTAATCGAGTCGCTTTGGAACTCAACTTATCATCGGGTGATTCATCAGCTTGTAACGACATTGATGTCAAGGCTCCTACAGGTTTATTAGAGGACGTGTGCATACGAACATCGATTAGTCTAGCCCTGATGTATACCGTGACCTTCTGATCGGCACCAGTGACGTGCATCAGTGGATTCAGTTGACGAACAGAAAGATATCCGAAATCCTCTGGGCTGTCCTTCACAAGACTGAAATAGTTGGCCGGCCAGTAAAAAGGGATTGTCATTGTTCCTCCTGTTGATGTGCTGGCGTCTATGAAAATCTTTTGACGCTGGCTCGCTTCCACATTGTCCTCAAAGAAGATCCCACGATCTCGTATCAAACCATCATATTTCGGGTATGGAACCCAATTCGCCATCAGCATTCCGTATAAAAACGGGTTGGCAGCTACTTCCAAACTGATCTCGATATTAAAACTTATGTTCGCAAAGTATTGTAACTTATCTTTGATCGGTGATGCTGCGAAGATTAAATCAAGGATGTTGTAGCTGTTGTATAAAGTAACTCCCATTCCCCATTCCATTGCCTCTATCAACACTGGCCTTTCCAGATAAGAGGCGAGTGAGTCGGTCATTGTTTTGTACATATCGCGTTTACTTACATCAGTGCTCCCACGCGAAGAGGAGAACTGACGGGTGCCACCATTATCATGCACGATGTTGGCTCCAGCCATCGTGCCATTGTTACTAATATTCATATTCATAAGTGCTATTTTTGTACAGTTACACTCATTATTGTACAAGGTGTTTTTAATTTACATTACAATACACATGTGCGTCTTTTCTTTATGTCTAAAGAGACTCCGTAATCTCCATTATGTAAGGGTCATCAACTTTTCCTATGATGACATCTGGCGGGTGGTATTTGATGGAATCCCCTGATCGCAGATCCACCATAAAACCGGGTTGGGTACGTTCCTTTATCAACTCGCCCACCTCCTGGAACGTAATAGGTGGTGGGCACAAATGGCCAAGCCCTGCTTCTGCCATCGATTCACGCACGGCCTTATCCATACGATCAAATGCCTCCTCTCCATGGAAAAACAATTCGACAAGATTCTGCTCCACAACCGTAGCAATCAAGTCATTGGGATGTTGACTGTTTTTCTGAGGCAAGTTGTGTATCATATACGATTTCTTCAAGGATTTCACAGCGAGGGGTCCAACCCATCGTTTGAGATATGTACAATAACGAAATCCTCTACTGACAAAACTCGCATCATTGATATGGATGAATGGCGTAGGAATGTCTTTGTTTTTCTTTCCATCTGTGTATCCTATATCTGCGGACGCAAGATGTCTCTGCATGACATGTTGGTCAAACCATGTGCACTCGGGGGATACGCTGAACAGGTGGTCATCTCCAGCAGTAACCTCTTTCACGTAATGAGAAAATGGATACTCGATCTTGAGTGATCGAGTCTTCAACTCCTTAAAAAAACAATACCGCGCATACAAGCTACACACAAGCGTGTTAATGATGAACGTCCCAGGATGCCCAGACGGGTTTGAACCACTGGCAACAAACAAGAGACCTCTGGCTTCGTAGGTTGGGAAGGCTACTTCATATGCTAAACCATTCATGATTCTTAGTTGTCTTTCCGAATATTTGGCGCGTCTAGCTATGGCTATCAAAATGGAGAAGATATCCAGGATCACCGCAGGACTCATTGTTTTGTCGTATGTAGCATAATCTCCTTCGATTATCCGATCTTTCCAAGTCAAAACGTGATACAAGCTGTCCCAATCACCACTGTGACAGTTTATTCCAAGTGCTGTTCCAAACTGGTATGGGTTCAACTGAATCAGACGGAAAATTGATAAAAAGTACTTCCGGAATAGGTATGTAAAGCACATATTACTGGCTCCAAACAGGCGAGCATACTCTTTCGTAACCTTAGTTGGTTCAATTTTAACAGACAATGTGAAAGGAGCATAGACCCTTTTTCCTGATGCAAGAGTCTCTTCTATCTCCGAAATTCTTTGCATATGTTCTTCGTCCAATACATACGGGTCAGTAACACCATCTACAGGATCCGTCTTGACATAGAATCTCCCCTTCGCCCCTCGCTCTGGAAAGCCGGCAGAGGTGCTAGGATTCATTTTGTCAACACCTAAAACACCATCTTGACCTGACACAACAACAACAGGTACCAGGGGGACAACACTCTTCGACAAGTCAGGTATGGCATCAACATAGTCTAAGATATGCTTCCGCAGATCGTTGGTCGCATCCATCAGGATTCCGGCATCTATCATAACACGTGGATGTAGAATCTCTTCTAACCCTTTGCGTAAGTGACGTGTGCTATTTGGTGCTGGAACTGCCTTGAAAGCTTGTTCCCACCCTAACCTTTGCGTCAAACCATCAGCTATTGCGGTTGGGATAATGTTCTGACAATATTTCCCTGAATGCTGTGTGTGTGTACCTATTATTGTCGCGATGGGAGGGGAAGACGTAGGGACCGTAAAGTTGATTGGATGTGTTGCATTGATAGAGGCGTGAATTTCCATCGGTCCAAACATTTCGGGTGTAATATTCCCTTCATCTACAGGGGCTAGACCACTCACCTCATTCAACTTCTGGATCGCCTCGACAATTAAACTACGACAAATTACTTGTGATCCTCCAATCTTTGTGCCCGCATTTCCACAAATGTGAAAACTGTGAATAAACGGTTTGGTGTTGGGATTTGCAACCCACATGGCACCACAGAGTCCAACGTCTGTCTCAATAGGGTAACTGGTTTGATGGACGATTTCCAGCGTCTTATAAGGCTGACCACGATGTTCGATCTCGATCTTCCTAGGTTTAGGCATCCGTCGACAATCTGTCTCCACCAGCTTGTCGTCCTTAATGTACAACAAACTTGCGTACACATTGGAGCAGTCCCCCTCAGGGAAGTAGTCCACCATTATTCGCCTGGGTGCAGCACTTTTCAATCTCACCAGGGTGAAATCTGTATCCCCAAGTTCCACACATTGTTGTCGGCAAAATTTACTCGCAATTTTATCATCAATTGTATCGTGATGTGAGTATCTGGTGTAAATCGTAAACTCATCGATCCCTGGACACAGGAGATGGGTGGGTATTATCCAATCCGACCCACCCACAGAAAATCCATAGCAGCCGGCACGCATGGGCACATCTCCTTTCATATATTTAACCTCGCAGATGGCGATATTCCGCTGAACTATTTGACGAAATGCGGTGGGTGTTGTGGTGTGCGACGCTTCTGTTAATTGAACCACGGGTGGTCCCACCTTCAACCAGCAATCCTTTTGTTCACCAGGCAAGGGTTGCACCATCCCCTCATCTACCTGGTTGGTTACCTTCATCTCTGCGACCTCGTCTCGAAACACTTCAATATATTCCTCGGTCAAGGCCACCGGCTCGAGATGTATATATTCACGCCACAACAACCACAATGAAGCGAGACCTGCAGATATTGCCATCATCTTCACAGCTACCGACACCACACGGCGTTTTTGTCCAAACAAGATATCAAATGTCGAGGGTGCTTTCCAATTAATCAACACCCGTCGTGTAAGATCGTTTTTCACATCAGGATTCCAGTCCAAATACCACCTGACTCGTGCATCGCGGGAAATTACCGTGCTCATCCAACTGTCAATGGCGTCGTCTACATTCCATACACCACGAGCTAATGTTTTCAGCTGTCGTACTGACCACATCGCGAAAAACGAAAGAGAAGACGATGCCCCTGATCGCTTATAATCGCAAAAAGAAGCAATCATATACGTCACCAGTAGGGGAATACCTACCCCGCAACATCCTAAAGCAAACATCAAATGTTTCGCGTATCCTAGTGTATTGAATGCTGTCATAAAACCGCACAGAGTCCAATCGAAGGGGCGCTTCTCTCTCGCATTTCTTTCCACTCGATCTGCTACCTTGGAGTGTATCCACCCGCTAATCGTGTTCGATTCTCTGACTTTCTTCATCCGCGCGGCCCAATCTGCTGGATGTTTAGCTCTCGGGTATTTCGATTTAAACGCATCATCAAACCACGTATATTCCCTTTTCGATTCCTCTTCCAGTTTGTCTCTCGCTAACCTCCCTTGTGTACCCATGGGTAACAATTCATCTGTATACTCATCGTGGGTGGCAGTGATACGGATGGCATCCTCATAGATATCCGTGTCCAGGCGAGCTCCTAGTCTTCGTACAGCCAGCCAACTAATAGCGTCGGCCACGATATCGTTAACCACGTCATCACTTGCATCATCTATACGCACAGTGAAAATGGTCTGCGTCAGAGATATGCGATCAATGATTACCTCTGTCTCCCATGATTGGAGGGATACGCGTGTGTTGCGCATTATTTCCAGCAGTCGCGTTGTATCCGGATCATCGAAATCTACTTCAACGTTATTTCGCAACACCATTTCAATCTGATCCTCTGGGTTAACAGGGGGAGGCTCACTTAACAGATCGGTTGGAGGAGTCTCGGGACGCAATCTCGGTATCAACGCTTCACGCTCTCCTTCATCCATACACGTGTAAGCTAGGGGCGGTTGTGAATATGACCCATCACTACTAGATGTTGAATCCCCGCCGTCAGAAGACGATTGGGATTGGTGATATCTCCTATTCATCTCCACGCGTTCTGGGGTGAACACCTCTTCTAAGGGACCGTCTTCCAAAGTATGAATCAGATCACTCACCTGTAATGAATCTCTAGTTGGTGGAGAGGTGTTAACATCTTTGCACTTACATGATTCCCTGAGATCTGTATACTCACGTAGTCTAACCATGTACTCCTCGTCAAGCATATCTAAGTCTAAGTGATTATCGTCATCACCTCTCTCGTGAAAAATCCTACACATATCCTCTAAGTATGAGTCCGCCCACGTCTGATCGGGGAATTGTTCGAGGATATCCCATGCTTCTTCCAACACTCTCTTCCTGACCGACGGCGCGGATCTTGGCATCGCGTAGGCAAGATAGGCGCGACATGCCGTTTTCGTGAGGGGTTCAGGTTCTTGAGCACGTGGCGGGTTCGCTGGATTACAAAAAACACACGAATCGCGCACCTGGTTGTGCCCACAAAACCAATCGCAACTGTTCATACGCTCCGTTAGCTCCTTTTGGCGAAGAAAATGTTCGGTCGAATCGGTAGATAGGTAAGACATTAACTCCTGATTATTGAACACTTTATCAGGACCTCCAACTCGATCAAAGCACCAGTCAGCTCCATTGATCTTCACTGTATACAGTTTAAAATCCCATACATCGGGAAAGAACGTTTTCGGTATCTTCGCGTAGTCGGGCCGACCATCTGGTGCTTTGTATGCACTGCGCAAGTGTGTTTCGATGAAAATCTCGACTCGTCGATAGGCGGCTTCTGGCTGATAGGAATAAGCCTCCGCGTGAAACTCTTTAGAATGACATGTCAATCCCAGTACTTTCGCGTTACAATAACGCTTGCCTTTTTCTTCTACTGCCGCAGAGGGAATCTGTACTGCTACATTGGAAGACCAATCAAGTAGAACACGAATAGGACTGACCCCCTCTTGTACGACACCGGGCTTTGTATTCATAAAGTCATCCATTATTAACACCTCCTGTGCCTTGACTTCTGAGAAATACTGATCCTTGAAGTTGACGGTCACTTGGTTAGTCATGTCCGTAGTAATACCATTTGAAACCGCAATTTGTCTCCACACTGCTTGGGACACAGTTGACTTCATTGACGAGGTGACACCACAAACGCAAAATGTGTAAGGTTTGATACGAGCTGAAGAAGAGCGATGGAACTCCGTCATCTCTGCCTGAATACGTAATAGCTCCCCATACATCCGGCTATATACGTTACGCTCATGTACAGTGCCTTTCCTGATGAGAGAGCCAGTCGCGTCCGTCACACGAGCCAACTCAGTGATGTAAGCTTGTTGCGATTTAAACACTGCTGATTCAGGTCTCTTCGCATCATCTAATCTGCGTCCAATCGCATCTGCAGATTCATTCACCAGGTGGTTGTAAGCATTGAAGATATCTCTCCTTTTCCCATATTTCCATCCAAAGAAATCCAGAGTCCCATCTTCGAAATACGTGGCCACAGCATCTGTCACCATAGTAACTAGGTTAATGCATACGCTGAATATATCCGGCCATGCTCGAACCCTTTCCGTGATTTTCCTATGCCATTCATTGAATCCGTGGTCTTTTACAAAATCAAATGCCTTCTCTCCGAAAAAGCCAGAAAAAGATATGATGCTCATCAAATCCAATATTAAATCCATAGATGGGCACCCGAACCATCCTTCCATGGCCGTCCACATCGATGATAGGCCTTTATTTGCCTTCCTCCAAAATGACTCCGGGGACTCTGAAGCTTGAGTGCCCATTTTACCATGCTTTTCTTTCAAAGCGTCCCACAACCTCTTTGCCATTCCAACTGTGGCATCCTTCCAGATTGACTTCATCCCCAAGTAAAGCCTTGTGATGAAATCTCCCAAGCTCGTGGCATATCTCAAATGGTTCAAGGAGACATATAAATTAAACACAAGCTCTGCACCAGTTCGGAGATCTTCTGGTATTAGCTTCATGAACATTTCCACTGATTGCAATCCCTCGCTTATTCTCTGAAGGGCCGGTTTCCTTGGCTGCCAACTTTTTGGCAATTGCGATTGGATCCCGGTGTAAAGCTGCGATGGGATATCCGTAAAAGTCCCTCCTTGTGTCGTCATCTTCGCCGAAACAACGTTGCGTTTTTGAACGAACTTAGGGCGCGACGTGGCATGAACTTTCGTCGCTCCATATATTTGGTCGCTTTTCTTACAGCGCCTGATTGCTTTCTGATCCAAGCTAATCTCTTCGTGGTAGCAAAGATCATCTTCTTTGCCACATGGGACATCTGATAGTACCTCGTAGTAATTAGTGTGTCGTGTGGGTATACGACTGTCACGAGGAATAGAATCAGACATCTTAATAGATCGTTTTCGATCTTTATTCGAGATGCATCTATCTCTTTTAGCTACGGTCTTACGCTCTTCTGCCTTTTTCTCCATTTGATCGATGGAGTTGGCGGGGCAGGTGGTACTTTGCATCACTGAGTTCTTCATGATTGATGGTCGATGTTTACTTTCCGTGATGGAGACTCCCAAAATCAACGTTTAATTAATTAGATTCAAATTTCATGTTTGGCGATTTTGGTGTCCTACTTTCAGATCTACGGGTGGACGTTGTGAGCCCGCATGATCATCTATCCTTCATCTCTTTTCGGTGGGCCAAAAGTCTCCCTCGCCGGACCCGGGGATATTTCCCTAAGGTGCTTCCCTTCGTAAAGGTAGCCCCGGGGCGACGACTCTTCCTTAAGTTCCTTACACTTCTCTCCAATTATTTCAATCGAACCTCAATGGTTCACTAACGAAACAACCTCCTGCGATCACGCTCCATTACTCTTCACTGTTCTTGAGGGGGGTCAACTCTCTTGGTTGCCCAGCCTACGGAATCAGTTAATACGGGTGAAGGTCAGCACTTCACTCCTGAATGGCACTGGAAAACAGGCAATATCATCGTAGCAAATCCATATAGCGCTTCTCACACGCTACTCCAGCCACGGTATTGGTTCTCAATATTTCCTCTTCAATCCATGCTTCAGACTTGTATGGTCCAAATCGGGCATCACCCCTATTGGTACAATTCCACCATCCAAAAGATTATCTACAGATAATCTAAGATACTACGAACAAAATGTTGTGGTGTCGTCATTCGATCAAAAAAATCGCAAGGTCGAATAACGACACGGGATATATGTTAGTTTATGTCCTCCAGATGAGGGCAGGCTAACAGGTATATATATCCCTATATTTTTATATTTTAAAATTTATTTTAATTTACGGTATGTTATTTGGTGGAGATGGTGTTGGTTTCACCAACTAAGGGCGATGCGCTATATTTAGGGTGCCGCGCATTATGGCACTCAACAATCCCTAGAAACCTTCGAAAAAGAATATATCGTTGGAAAGCTCAGTTAGTAAGAGCTAATTAATCTAGGACCCGCACTTCCGCATATGACTTGCTTCTAAACGTCGTTTTGGTTGTAGGCTTCCGCTGATTGGTTACAGCGATACGCTATATCAAGTTTTAAACAATGGAATAGCTTCCACTGGAGTTCTAAGACAATTAATGGAATAAGCTTCCATCAAAGTCGAAAACTCTAAAACATGATATACAAATATTAAACGCCCAGGCGTACCCTGGTTCTGAACGTAAATAACCCTGCATCGATC